ACAAATACGATTACTATCCCTCAAGTGATAACACGAAAGCAGAGATAAAAGCGTATATGGACGATTGTAGCGTAAATTATTCATCAAGCGATACCAAAGCCGAGTTATTAGAAAAACTAATGGCAGAGCCTCATTCTGTACCACAAGTTGAAGAAGAGTATACATACACAGAACAAGAAGTAGATACTACTACATTGCAAGACCCAACTTGGCAAGAATGTGCATTTAAATACGGAAAACTTGGAGCACCAAGATGGAATAGTGACAATACAAAGGTTCTTGTTAAATATGAATTAGCAATAGCTGATGGTACATTAGATGAGGTAAAAGGTACAAGTGGTATTACTGCATTATCACATAGTGAATGTTTAACTGAAATGAAAAAGGATGAATGGTCAAATGAGTGAGGATAAAAAAGATATAATTACTGTCATATCAATTGTAGTAATAATATTTAGTATTTTTATTTTAAGTGCTTGTGATAGTGGATGGTCAGTAGCTGGATATGAGGTATGAATGATGAAAAGACGTACAGGTCGGTCGGTATGGCAAAGATTGATGATAACTTTCGTATCAGTCTTAACATTAAGTGGCTTGGTCAAATTATTGTTGGAGTTGGCATCCTTGTTATGGGATACTTACGTATTGAAAACAGGATTGGAGAACTTGAACGAAGAGTTCAACTTGCTGATACCAACATTGAAGACCTTGTAAGTAAGCACATAGAAGAAGAAGATAAAAAAATAACACAAATGCAAGAACAATTAGAATGGTATCAAACAGAATTAAATTTAAATCCTTTATCATGGGGAAAGAAAAAAAGAAAGAAAAGAAAGTAATCTTAACTGAAGATGACTTTAATCATAACTATTTTATAAATCGTGAAGTACGGAGAAAAAGATAATGGAGTTCATGAAGATTTACAGCGAAGCGGGTATGATAGGTGTCGTAGGGGCTTTGCTAGTGTATATGGTATTCTCTATGAACAAAAGAGGGTCTGCGCAGGAAGACGCTTTGCAAGACCTAAAGACAGAAAACAGAGGTCAGAGTGAAACTTTAGAAAATACAGAAGGCATGATAATTAAACTTATTGGAAGATGGAATAAAAGTGATGATAAACTTGATAGAAAATTTGATAACATTACTAAAGAAATTAATGATTTAGATAATCAAGTCTCGGAAATTAAAGGTGTTATAAGTAGATTAAATGGAAAAAACTAATGATAAAAGTTAAAAAAATTAAAGGTGTTTCAATGAGTGGTTTAAATAAACGACAAACAGAATCTATGTCAAAACATTCAAAACACCATTCTTCTAAACATATAAAGTATATGGTTTCATCAATGAAAAAAGGTAAAACTTTTACAGAATCTCATAAATTAGCTATGAAGAAAGTAGGTAAATAATGCCAGCAAAAAGAAAAAAAAGAGCTAAGAGAAGTTATAAAACTCCTGCATGGCAACGTAAAGCAGGTAAAAATCCTAAAGGTGGACTTAATGCTAAAGGAAGAGCATCTGCAAAAAGACAAGGCAGTAACTTAAAACCTCCAGTTAGTAAAGGTACAAATCCTAGAAGAGTTTCATTTGCAGCTAGATTTGCAGGCATGAAAGGCCCAATGAAAGATTCTAAAGGAAGACCTACTCGTAAAGCATTAGCTTTAAAAAAATGGGGATTTGGTTCTGTAGAAGCAGCTAGAAATTTTGCTAAACGACATAAAAAGAAAAAATAGATATGAGTTTATATAGAAATATTAACAAACGTAAAAAAGCAGGTACAAGTAGAAGTAAAAAAAAATCTACTATAACTAAAAAAGCATATGAAAATATGAAAAAAGGCTTTCCTAAAAAAAAGAAAAGAAAAAAAAAGAAAGCAGTAAGACGAAAAAAGAAATGAAGTTAAATACAAATATATCAATTGAAAACATTGTAACAATCGTTGCTTTAATTTGTTCCGTAACATTAGCATTTGGATTCATGAAATATGATGTAAATATATTAAAAAAAGAATTAGAATTAAAAGCAGATAAGAGAGAAATGGTTGCTGATAGAGAACTTATTGCTTATAAACTTGACGTAATAATGCAAGACATTGCAGAAATAAAAGAAACACTAAAGGAGAACAAATAATGGATTGGTTAACATGGGGAAACGCAGCGTATTTAATTGCTATTATAATAGGTGGTTTAGCCACATTAGTAGCAACAAAGTATAGACCTGCTTTAAAAGAACTAAAAGAAGTTGCACAAAAATATAATGAAGCTATGAAAGATGGCAAAATGAGTGTAAAAGAAAAACAAGAATTAGCAAAAGAATGCATGGATGTTGTATCTGCTGTTCTTAAATTATTTATTTGGAAATTCTAAAGGAGTATATTATGTACGGAAGTAAAAAAAAATCAATGAAAAAGAAACCGATGAAAAAGAAAGCAGTTAAAAAGAAAAAAGGTAAAAGAAAAAAGTATTAAATGCCAAAACAAACCCTTATATATAGAGACTTCTCTGGAGGGGAAAATACTTCTGCCAATCCTAGAACAATAAAACCTAATGAACTTCAGCTAGCATCTGGAGTTATGGTAGACGAGCAAGGATATTTAAGTAGTTTTTATCCTCCTCAAAGGTCAACTTTAACTGAAAGATATAAAGACTTTACTTATACTGTCGAGCCTGGTAGAGGTTTATTTTATTTTAAATCTGACTATTCTTATTCATCAACAGCAGATACACTAGCATCCGGGCCATATCATTATTTATTAGTTTTTGATAGAGCAACTGGTAACTTTTCTTTAAGTGATGGTGTTACAAAAACTGAAGTAGGTGATACTAATATTAAAGTACCTGATTTTTATTTTCATAACAATGTGTTAAGAATAGGTAACGCAGGTAAAGATAAAAAAGATAATAGCTTTGCATCTGAAGGGCAATATTGGTTTGGGCCTATAGGTGACATATCTGGTAAAAGTTTATTAGGACATACTTATACTAAAAGATGGTATTTAGGTAAAAATGATTTAACTGCTCCATTTTTTGGATTAGTTGGTAGATGTCATGGAGATAGTCAAGTAAGTTCTGACTCTGGAAGTATAAATCCTCCTGTTAAAACAGATTTAGCAGGTACATCTACTATTGCAGATGACAGTGGAGTAGAATTTACTACGCCTAGTAGTCATGGATTATCTGTAGGAGATACAGTTATTATATCTAATAGTGAATATTATTCTGGTTCACATACAATTACAGCAATAGATAGTGTAACCACTTTTAAAATAGGTAAAACATTTTTATCTGTAGCATCTGATGAAACTCCAGAATGGAGAAGAAAAGGTGAACCTGATTGGTTTGGAGGATGGAATGGAACTTCAGCAAGTCCTTTTTATGGTTCTGCAATAGGAGCTAGAGATGCAAATATAGCAAATGCTAAACAATACAATTTTAATTATGCAGTTTGGATTGATGGAAGTACCGATGAATTAAGAGAAATAACAACTATTGTTAATGATAATGATTTAACACATGCTAGTGGAGTAATTTCAGATGGAGCATTTCAAGTTTATCCACCAATTGGAGATATAGATATTCCAATGGGAATGAACCTTGATTTTTATCAAAGTTTTGGTAGCGATAAAGGAGCATGGCCACCGGGTGAATATGAATTTGGACAATCTCTTGTATATGAAGGAAATCAAGAATCTTTAATAACTAAGTTAGTTGGTGACAATATAACAATTGATGCTAATGAAGTAGTATATGCAAGAGTATTAATAAGTGGATTAAATGAAACTTCAGCTGCGCCTGGAACTGGAGTAAATGTAAATATAAACCCAAGATTAATAGGTGGAAGAGCTTATGCTAGAAAAACAGGAACTGGAGATAATTGGATATTATTATTAGATGCTGATTTTAGAGTTACAGCAGCTGGCGTAGGTGGTGGAACAAGAACAAATTTAACAGATAATTTTGATAGTTGGAATGTAAAAACAGCAGGTGTTAATACAACTGATATGTGGAATGATGTAACTCAAGGACATGGAATAGATAGTGATGTTAGTAAATGGAGAGGTTTTTATAGTAATCAATATACTATTAATTCTCCAAGTCCTTTTACATATGAAGCAATAAATGGATTTTCACAAGATGAAATCTCTCTTTCTTTTAGTAATATTTTATCATACGGTGCTTTTATGTATAAAACTTCTGTTATATGCAATAGTAGAACGTTTGTAGCAAATCTTTTATATTATGATAATAGAAATCAATCTTCTTCTAAAGTAACAATGGGAGATGCTATAATATATAGTCCTCCTAATAAAATGGATACATTCCCAACTTCTAATAGATTAGATATTGCAGAAGGTGACGGAGATGAGTTTACTTGTTTAATGGAATCTGGTGGAATGTTACTTGCATTTAAAGAAAGTACATTATATATAGTAGATGTTAAAAATCCAAATCCAGCAGGATGGAGATTGCAAGGTAAGTTTGATGGATTAGGAATTAAAAATCCTTATTCTGCAATTAAAATACAATCTGCTGTTGCATTTGCAAATAATTATGGATGTTGGATATATGATAATGGTCAAATAAAAGATTTAATACAAGGTAAAATATCTTCTACTCAATGGCAAAATTGGACAAGAGATGTATATAGAAAAAGTTTATTTAACAGCACAGTAACATCTACAGCTACAAATCACCTTAATGATACTGATGCTAAATTTCAAACATCAGATGTATCACAAGGTGATAAAATAATTAATGTAACAGATTCAACTTTTGCTTTTGTTGGAACAATAGTATCTGAGACTCGACTAACATTGGTTGATGCTGCGGGTTCAAATTCAGATATAATGGCTAGTGGAGAAACCTATTATATTGAATCAAAAACATTTGGGCCTAATGTAGGATATGATAATATATCTAAAAAAATTATTATAGTTAATGATTGTCAAAATATTTCTGATTCTCCTAGATTTTATGACCTTGTAACAGGAGCATGGACTAGAGGATGGGATAATGCTCCAGATAAAACAGGAGCTGCTTTAAAAACTGGTGTTGCATATTTTATGGATGGTAAATTACATCAAGATGCAGTAGCTGCTGGAAATTATGAATGGGATACAATGAATAATTCATGGACTAATTTTGTTACAATACCAGAAGCAACAGGATTAGATAGCACAGGACATAATTCATCGGGAACTGGAGCAGCTGTATATATAGATGGAAGCATGACTGAAAGCAACGAAAGAAATATTTATATATTTGCAATGAAACAAAAAGTTGTTGATTATTCTATAACAGAAGCTGGAGCATCTAATGGTGATGCAGGAGCAAATAGAACTAGATATAATATAGTAACTAGAGATGAAGACTTTGGAGCTCCTAATAATATTAAAAAGATTTATGGTATTACAATTGATTATATCACAGAAACTGGTGATGAAGCATTTACTTTTGATGTTAGGTATCAAATAAATGGAGCATTAGTAACTAGTGATGTTGGTAGAGAGTGGTTAGATATAGATTCTACAAATATTATGGTTTCTCAAGATGTTGGAATAGGAACAGATGAAGGTAATTCTATTAATACATATGAAATACATTATAGAAATTTTGAAGGAGTTACATTGGGAAATCCTTTAAAATGTTATAGTTTAGCATTGCAAATAAATAATGCACATTTAGAAGGAGCTGATTCTAAAAAACAATATTTTAAAATTGTAAGTATTGGTATAAAGTATAGAATAATTGGTAAAACATCTTTAACTGATGTAGGTGGATTTGATACAACAACATTAGTCCAAACTTCTTCTTAGTATGATAGATATTATAAGGCATAAACAAGTATCATTAAATGATTTACAAGAGGGTGAGTATGTTATTAATGAGTTTGCAGGTCAAGTAAAAGGCGTATTAAAACTTAATAATAAATTACATAGTACAATATTTAATGAAGAGTCAAATAAAGCACTTTTAAAATCAGAACAAAATAATATAGTAATTAATGATGGAGTAAATGATAGAGTTATTATAGGAGATATAGGTAAAACTAAAGATGGTAAATTATATGGAATGAAAGTATCTAAAGTTGGTAGTGATGCTAGGTTTGCTTCTGAAAATAAATTATTAATAAATACTGCAAAGAATTTTTTATGGCCTGCTTTTAGAGTACATATAGATGATAGTCAAGTTTGGGCAACAGGAGGATATAGTAAAGTTGAATTTGAAAATAAAAATAAAAGCACTGTTGTTAATAATTATGATAATAATTCAAATGTAGATTATACTAATGATTATTTTATAGTTCCTTATGATGGAATATACCATTTTAACACTAGTCTTTTGTATGAAGATGCACATTCTGCACAAGTTGATTCTGGTGAATCATTATCACAAATTTTATATGTTGATTCAAATAGTAGTGGGGCATATGTATCATCAGATGATTTATCAATTAAAATTCGACTTGATGTATATCATGCAGATTTAATTGCTGATAAATATTGGAGTACAAGATTATCTGCTGAAACTAAGTTATCAGCTGGAGATAAAGTTCAATGGGCAATTAATAATTCTACTGGAGCAAATATAGAACCATATAATTCATCAACTCACGATGTTAATTATAATATGTTTACAGGACATTTAGTTTGTTTAACGTAGTTGTATTATAATTTATATAGCAATAAATTTTAAACGTATTATTAAAAGTAAGTAATGGCAAAAGAAAGAAAAAAAAGATACGCAAAAAAGTCATCTGTTGATACTTCTAAATTAAAATCTTATGGAGGTGATTTTAAATCTAGAGGTGAACAGAAACTTTCATTTGCTAAAACAGTAAAAGACGAAGCAGAAAAAGTACAAGCTCAAATTGTTGAAGAACAATCTAAAGCACAAGAAAAAAGTCTTTGGTCTAGTATAGGTGGTGCATTAGGTGGACTTGCATTGGGTCTTGCTACTGGTGGAAGTAGTTGGGCAATTCAAGCAGCAGCTGCAGGAGCTGGTACATATATAGGAGCTCAAGGTGGAAAAGTAGCATCTGAAGCTAAATCTGGTAAAAGAAAAGATATTAAATCAGATATGTTTTATGAAAAAGAAGCAGAAAAACAAAATTTAGCTTTTCAAGATTTTGATGATGAATTAAATAAAAGTATATTAAATAGAAGTTTAGCGGCTGGAGCAATGACAGCAGCGTTTGTTGGTGGTGGTAAATTAGTTGAAAAACTAAAAACAGCTAAAGCTGCTAAAATAGCTGAAAAATCTAAAAAAGCTAAAGACGCATTGGGATTGCCACAAAAATTAGAACAAGCACAAAAAGGTGCAGAGTTTGTAATGAGTACAGATATCTCTGGAACTGCAACTGATTTAGCTTCAAATGTAGTATCTAAACCGTCAATTGTTAGTGAAACTGGAGCAGCTATGTCTTTTGATGATATACTATGGGAAGGAACTGATGAACAACTTTCTAATGCTTTAAGTGGAAATTTTGATATTGCTTCTTCTAACACTAATGCTTTTGCAAATTCAAATTTGTCTCTTATTGAGGGTTCTCCAAGTTTAGGTACATCTTCATTTACTCCATTAGCAGACGAAGCAGCTCCATCAATTATGGATTCTTATCTTACTGGAATAGCAAAACAAAAATCTAGTTCTATGCAACAATCATTATTAGCTGCTGGTGGTATGAGTTTGTATGGATATAGACCTGAATTAGAATCTTTAAGACAAATTCAATTTGGAACTAATATTAAACCTTACGGATAATAAAT